AAAACAGGTTATTTACTAAAAATTAGCGGATCTATTGACGCAAATAACGATGCGCTTTTTCGACTATATGCTCGCCCTTTCGGAGGAGCTTTTAATGTAAAAGGACAGTTTGGAGTATTTGCTGAGGGGTTTACTTATGATTATGCAGTGCCTTTAAAATTTGAAGAAAAAACTGACATAGAAGTTAAAGCTTTATCACAAAACAATGTAGGCGGAGGTGCTATTTTTGACTTCATACTAAAGGATAACTAATGTTTGAGCGTGAAGTCGAAGAACTAAATTCAACCTGGGCGTATAAGTACGACATTGACCAGTACGCAAAACGAGAGCACTGGCAAATTATGAAGGAGCACCCTTACGTAGGTGACTGTGAAGACTACGCGCTTACATTGTTATACTTAATTAGTGGTAAGTCTATGTGGAAGTTTTGGTGGTACTTATGTATAGGCAAAGCGCAAATTCGTAGAGTTATTACAAAAAACGGAGGAGGGCACGCTGTTCTTCGTTTTGAAAAGCACTGGGCAGACAACTGGACTAAAAAGTTTGTTGAGTGGGAAGAGATGGAAAAACTTGGGCACAAAAAAGACAAGTGGTTCTACCTTCCAGGAGACGTAGCATTAAAGTTTGCTATGGCTAAATGGGGAAAGAAGTGAGCGAAGAATTAACTAAGCACCATCCTGCAGATACTAATGGAGACGGTCATGTCTCCGCAGAAGAGCACGCAATGTATCTTGAATTTAAGCGTAAAGAGCTAGAAGATTTAGATGCAATGCGAGATGCCCAACGAAACATGACATGGTTTGCACTTGCAGGACTTCTTTTGTACCCCTTTGCAGTTGTGCTAGCAGATTGGATTGGACTCGATCAAGCTTCAAAAATACTTGGAGATATGGCGGCCACTTATTTTGTGTCTGTAGCAGCAGTAGTAGCAGCCTTCTTTGGAACGCAGGCGTACTCGAGTAAGAAGTGATTCGATTACTGCCCCTCTTATTTTTGAGTGGTTGCGTAGCTATGGCACCAAATTTAGAGTCCACCGAAGACTTAGTAACAGGACAAATGTACTACACTTTTGAACTTGGAGTGTCGTACCCGAAAAAGAAGTTTATGACTCCGGAAGAGTGGGTAGAGTACCACCAATCTCCGGATAGCCAAAAGGAAGCATTATATGCTACTTACAAAGAGCGGGAAGAAATTGAAAAGCGCTGGGAAAATTTTATTGAAAATTGTCTCCTGGCCGGTACACTGGATTGTTAGTTTCTTTATTAATGAGTGGGAAGTAACTATTTGGATAGACCCTCAAAAGAAAACTCAGTATCACTTTAAATGGCTTGATAAATGCGAGCCAAAACACTTAAAAGGAAAACTCACATCTGGAGAGCCCTTTGAGTTAAAAACGCAAGATGCGTTTAATTTCCAGATTAAAAAGGTAAAGTAATGCTTGGAATGATTAAACTTTTACCCTTGTTAGTCGTAGTTGCTGGAGGCGCGTACGCTTATCATACCACTACTGTGGCTCAAAAGGATACTTCAATAGCACAGCTCGAAGCAAATATAGTTACACTTCGTAATAACGTAGTAAAACTAGAAACGGCTTATGAAACGGAAGTAGCTGCACGAGAACGAGTAGAGAAAAACTTAACTAAACAACTTGAGATGGTTGGAGCACTGACAGAAAAAGCAAATGCAATGCAAGCAGAGATGGACGACTACTTATCTATTTTCAAGCGCCATAATCTTACTAAACTTGCTCGCGCAAAACCAGGGTTGATTGAACCACGAATAAACAACGGTACGAAAGACGTATTTCGTGCCATAGAAGAGGCAAGCCAGGAGGTAGAGAATGCGGATTCTCAGTAGTGTACTTTTACTCACACTCGGAGGGTGTTCTATGCTGCAACCTCAGCCCCTTCCAGCGCCCGAACCTATTATTAAAACGGTAACAGAGTTTAAAACTTTAGAGATATATCAACCTCCGCTCCCAAAAGCAATTGATATGCAAGATGTAGAGTTTTTCGTAGTTACAGAAAAGAATCTTGATGAGCAAATTAAAAAGCTCGAAAAGATGCAAGACGGAACTTATGTACTCTTTGGACTTACTCCACAAGATTACGAAAACATGGCGTACAATCTACAAGAGCTACGTAGATATATTCGCCAACAAAAAGAAATTATAATCTACTACCGCCAAGCTACTCAAGAAGATGAGAACACTGACGCAGAAGATTGGATAGAACGAAACGAAGAAACTTTAGAAGATCAACAATCTGAGTAATAATTATGGCAGTACAAATTAGCCGAGCAGACATTACGTCTGAAGGAATTTTAGATTTACAATCTGAGACACGCTTCTTAAAGCTGCCCACAGATCCCTACCTGGATCTGCTGGGCGTTACACCCTTACCCTCCCAGGTAGCCATCATAAATGCGATTAATAATCCTAAGTACAGATTTGTCTGCGCAGCAGTTTCAAGGCGACAAGGCAAAACATATATCGCAAACATAATCGGGCAACTTGTATCTTTAGTTCCCGGATCTAACATCTTAATCATGTCCCCCAACTACTCGCTGTCTCAGATTTCTTTTGATTTACAAAGAAATCTTATTAAACACTTTGACTTGGAAGTAGCAAAAGACAATGCAAAAGATAAAGTTATAGAACTGAGCAATGGCTCAACAGTTCGAATGGGTTCCGTAAACCAAGTTGATTCCTGTGTAGGTCGTAGCTACGATCTCATTATATTTGACGAAGCGGCCTTGGCAGACGGACGTGATGCGTTCAACGTAGCACTTCGTCCTACTTTGGATAAAGATAACTCAAAAGCTATCTTTATTTCAACCCCTCGGGGCAGGAACAACTGGTTTGCAGAATTTTTCGATAGAGGATTTAATGATGAGTTTCCAGAGTGGTGCTCGATACGAGCTACTTATAAAGATAATCCGCGTATGTCTGAGATGGATATACAAGAAGCTAAAAAATCTATGTCCGATGCAGAATTTCGTCAAGAATATGAAGCAGACTTTAACACTTACGAAGGCCAAATATGGAACTTTAATCACGAAAAGTGTATCAGTAATAATGAGGAGCTTGATACTCGCCACATGGATGTTTTTGCTGGCCTCGACGTTGGCTATCGTGACCCTACGGCTTTCTGTGTAATTGCGTATGATTGGGATGAAGAAACGTATTACGTATTAGATGAGTACCTTGATGCCGAAAAGACAACAGAACAACATGCCGCTGTAATTCGAGAACTCTCTGACAAGTGGGACATCGACTATATTTACATAGATTCCGCAGCACAACAAACTCGATTTGACTTCGCACAGAATTACGATATTAGTACTGTAAATGCAAAAAAGTCAGTACTAGATGGAATTGCACAAGTGGCAGGAATTGTTGACAATGATAAAATGATGGTCGATCAGCGATGCGGTGAAGTACTTGGATGTCTTGATCAGTATCAGTGGGATCCCAATCCTAATTTAGCAAGAGAGAAGCCGAAACATAATCGAGCATCGCATATGGCAGATGCTTTACGATACGCACTATATTCATTTGAAACAACTCAGACTGGCTTCTAATGATACCTACAAAAAATAGTGTTTGACAATTTATCTTACAAGGGCTATAATTCAAAATGAAAAAGCTAAAAAGAGATCCAGTAAAATACATAAGAGATCGAGCTAAATCAAAGTATGAAAAAGGTTCAGAATGCTACATTTGTGGCGCTGACACAGAACTCGACTTTCACCACTTTTACACTCTAGCACCTCTACTAAGAGAGTGGCTAAAAGAAAAACAAAAAGAAAGGCCTGCACACTATACGGACGAATATATAGTAATTTGGCGAGACGAGTTTATAGAAGATAAATGGGCGGAGCTGTACGAGCACACAGTCACGCTTTGCCATAAACATCATTTGGAACTGCACAGATTATACGGCAGAAATCCAGCCCTAGTGACTGCGAATAAGCAGATGCGCTGGGTAGAGATTCAAAGAGATAAACATGGCATGGTATGATAGAATAATTGGTAGAAGGGCTGAAGCGGACGAAGAGAAGCTAAACCCTGTTCAAAGCTACTATCAGAATACTACAGAGCCTAGCCGTGAGCAAACTATTAGCTACGAGCGAGCTTACGAAGATCTCGAAATTGTAAATCGAGGTGTAAATATAGTTGTAGATGATTGTTCTGAAGTTAATTTTAAAGTATTAGACCAAACAAAAGGTCTCCCTGTTGTAAAAGGAGTGAAAGGTAGCAGAGTAAATCTTCTTCTTAATACAGAGCCTAACCCATTTCAAGATATATCCTCCTTTCGCAGAAACTTAATTACAGACTACATTATTGACGGAAATATTTTTATTTACTATGATGGCGTTCATTTATACCATTTGCCTGCAAGCAAAATGACTATAACTGCCAGCGGATCTACTTATATTGAAAGCTATACTTTTGATAACGGAACTGTTTTTAAGCCTTCAGAAATTATTCATGTAAAAGAGAATTCATTTTATTCTATTTACAGAGGAGTCTCACGATTAAAGCCCGCTCTTCGAACTATGGTTCTTATGAAGCGAATGAGAGATTTTCAAGATAACTTTTTTAAGAATGGAGCTGTACCGGGGTTAGTACTAAAATCCCCAAATACTCTATCTGAAAAAATTAAAGAGCGTATGATTCAATCTTGGAGTGCTCGATACAGACCGGATGCAGGAGGCCGTAGACCCTTAGTTTTAGACGGCGGTATTGAAATTGACAAAATCTCGAATGTAAACTTTAAAGAATTAGACTTTCAATCAGCAATTGAAGAAAACGAAAAAATTATTTTAAAAGCGTTGGGTGTCCCTCCTATCTTACTAGACTCAGGAAACAATGCAAATATTCGTCCAAATATGAGACTTTACTATCTTGAGACGATTATGCCAATTATTGAAAAGATTTCAAAAGCCTATGAAAGGTATTTTGGATTTACAATTGTTGAAGATATTACTGACATCCCTGCGTTACAGCCAGAATTGCGAGACCAAGCAGCGTACTACTCGACTCTTGTAAACTCAGGAATTTTAACAGCAAACGAAGCCCGAGTAGCAATGAATTTTGACGAAGTAGCCGGATGCGAAGATATAAGAATACCTTCAAATATCGCAGGAAGCGCTGCAAATCCAGCCGTAGGCGGCAGGCCAGTAGAGGAATCAGAAGATGATTAGACGTAGAGTTAAACGAGAAATAGCGAATAAACTCGCTGCTCAAGTACTTCAATATAATCTTAGTGAAGGAATTACACACGATGAATATCTTAAAATCGTTACACACAGTCCTATTACTAAAAAAGACTTGAGTAGAGATTTTTGTAATCGTTGGGAACGAGCACTTAGTATGATGTTAAAGTATCATCCCAAAGCGTTTGCGAAAGCAGCAGAAGCACACAAAGTTGCACCGAAGCCTGCTCCGGCTCCTAAGCCTAAAGCAGCCCCTGCAAAGCCTGCTCCGGCCCCTAAGCCTAAAGCAGCCCCTGTTAAGAAGGAGTCATAATGGAAAAGATTTTTAACTTAACGTCCACGTTTAAAGCCCTCGAAGAAGACGATGGAGGCGTTCACATTTGTGGAATGGCCAGTACTGCGGACTTCGATCGTGCTGGAGATACTATTTCAGCGGAAGCATGGACTAAGGGTGGTCTCGGCAACTTTGAGAAAAACCCTATTATTCTTTTTAATCACGACTATAACAAGCCTATTGGACGTGCTACAGGACTTAAAGTCACTGAAAACGGTCTCGAACTAAAGGCTAAAATTTCTAAATCTGCGCCCGATCATGTAGCGCAGCTTGTAAAAGAAGGCATTCTTGGAGCATTTTCTGTTGGTTTCCGAGTCAAGGATGCTGATTACCTAGCGGAAACCGACGGATTAAAGATTAAGGATGCTGAGTTGTTTGAAGTATCGGTTGTTTCGGTACCTTGTAATCAAGCAGCAACTTTCTCTCTGGCGAAGTCTTTTGACTCAGTTGATGAGTACGAAGAGTTCAAGAAAACTTTCAAAAATAGTGTAGATCTAGCCGGTCAGTCTCTGGCTCAAGATGAAAATTCATTAGTAGCTAGTGATACACCGGATGGAACTGAAAAGTCAGTTCAAAAGGAGATAACAATGTCGGAAGTAAAAACTCCCGAAATCGACCTGGACGCTTTTGCTAAGAAGGTAGCGGAAGAGACTGCTGCTAAGATTGCAATTCGTCAGGCCGAAGAAAAAGCTGCTGTTGAAGCAGAAACTAAGGCAGCCCAACAAGCAGCAGAAGCTGAAGCTGCAAAGCAGGCTGAAGTTGAAACTGTAATTAAAACTGGTATCGAGTCAGGCGCTGAGCGTTTGATGTCTGATATGGAAGCTAAGCTTTCTGAGAAAGATGCTAAGATTGATGAAGTGATGAAGCAGTTTGGTGCTCAACTTGCTGAGAAGGAAGAAGAGCTCACTAAAATGCGTGAGTCAAAGCGTGTATTCGCTGATGGTCGTTCAGAGTCTGAGCGTCTGCAAGCTAATAAGAAAGAGTTGGTTCACGGCCACCTCGCTGGTGTTATCACTGGTAAAGGCTGGAACACTGAGTACGGTCAGTCAGTACTTGAGAAGGCAGGTGTTTCTTACACTGCAGGTACTTCTCTTGGTATCGACAACGTAGTTTCTCAGGGTATTGAAGAAGAGATTCAACTCGAGCTTCGTCTCGCTAGCCTCTTCCGTGAAATGCCTGTTGAGTCACAGTCTACAGTAATTCCTCTGCAGTCAGACACTAGCTTTGCTAAGTGGTCAACTGGCGGCATGGAAGCTGCGGACGATGGTACTGGTACTGGTGTAACTAACCGTACTGGTAACGATTCTTACTCTAGCAACACTTATGCTGTAAACCAGAAAGTATTGCAAGTGGATCGTTTGATCTCAACTTCTTTCCTCGATAACTACATCGACGAGAAAGTTCTTATCAACATCATGCCTATGCTTACTCAGTCAATCGCACGTGCACACGCTCGCGCAGTAGACAAGTCAATCCTCCAGGGTAACGGTGGCAACATCACTGGTATCGGTGGTGCTAACGGCACTAACGGTCTAGCAACAGCAGCTAGCGTAACTTGGGGTGCAGCAACTGCAGCAGACTTTGATAACTTCTCAGCAGCTATGCTGAACAAAGCTCGTAGTGCGATGGGCGTATATGGCCTCAATCCAAGCGAGTTGGTTTACATCGTAAGCCAGGCTCACTACTACGATCTTCTGAATGACGCTGAGTTCACTACTGTGGATGAAGTAGGTTCAGATCTGGCTCTGCGTCGTGTAGGTCAGGTAGGTAGTGTCTTCGGTTCTCCAGTAATTGTTTCTGATAACTTTACTGCAGACGTAGAAGACGGTTTTGGTGGCGCATTTGTCATCAACCCAAGCAACTTTGTTATGCCACGTCTTCGCGGCGTAACTGTTGAGCAAGACTACGAAGTAGCTGCTCAGCGCCGAGTCCTTGTTGCTTCACAGCACCTTGGCTTCGACGAGTTGTTTGACGCAGCTTCTGGTAAGTCAGCAGCTGTCTACGTTGGATACAACAACGCTAACTAATAGCTAGCTAAATAAACTGGGGAGGTTCGCCTCCCCAAGTTTTTACTAATAGACTTATGGCAAATTTAATTACATTACAAGAGTTTAAAGATTCGGAGCAAATAACTAATCCTAAGGATGATTATAAGCTCACGCAAATCATTGACTCCGTGAGTCAATTAGTAAAAACTTATTGTGGAAACAGCCTTTTAGATTTTTACTACTCTAACAAAATAGAGGAGTTTAATATTGATTGGGATACCCATGTGGTACAGCTTACAGAAAGTCCTGTAAATGCAATCGTTTCCGTAGAGAAAAGAGACTCCGTAACGTCTAGTTACACCACCGTGCCAACTACAGACTATTATCTTGACAAGACGACGGATAGTGTGCTGTACGTTACGGGGTCTACCTATAAAAGCTGGCCTATGGGCGCAGGAGCCGTAAAAGTTACGTATACTGCTGGGTATGAATCTTGCCCAGAGGACTTAAAACTTGCGGTATTTGATTTGGTAAAGTATTACCATAAAGACGAATACAAAACGCGAAAAACTTTATCGGGTGCAACACTAGATAACCCTGGAAGCGTTGAAGGCATAGGATTTCCAAGCCATATCAAAAGAATTCTTGATATGTATAAAAACTTTTAATGAGTCGTCAAAGTTTAATTAAATTTTTGACAAAACTTGACAAAGAGCTGTACGGTTCTAGTGCAAAGTATCGAAGAGAGGCCGATGGTCGTGAAATGGTCTTTACTTTCAACAAGCGTCGTTTTGTAGAAGAGTTAAGAAAAGAGTTCGACAAAAGAGAGTTGTTAAAAGAGTTTGACTCAAAATCTGTTCAGGCTTTTATGGAAGCTGGAGCAACTAAAATACTTAATGTATGCGGTCAAAATGCAGCAAAGTTTAAACAACGTCGAGGTATTTTAATACGAAGAAATCAACACTCTATTAAAGTCGTTATTGCAACAGAAAAGAACCCTAGTACAGATAAAAACTACAATAATTTTATAAAGTTAAAAGAGCTATATAAAAGCGAACTAAATTCTTTTGTGCTAGACTTAAATGAGCATTTAAAAACAAACTATGGTAAGCGACTTAATAAAACAAAAATAGATTTTGATAGAAGTACATTTAAAAGTTCAATAAGTGTTGATCCTACTAAAGAAATTCAACACGGCTCTGATTTATTAGAAGCGGGGCACGAAGAAGGGGAAGGTATTTTAGAGTCTCGTATGTCTGATGCGATTGATACTGCAATCAATCAAAAATATATGAGACAAGTTGTAAAAGATAATTTACAGACAAATTTTAAAGAGCTTGGTATTAGCCTTAAGTTCGTTCGAGACGATGCTACAGATACTCATTCAATATTTGCACAAAGTAAAGTTGAAAATAGAGAAACCGGTTTTGATTCGGCAAAAGAAAAAACAGAGTTTAGAAAACAACTAAAGGCTGCACTTGTAAAACTAAACTCTAAAGAGCCTATTACAGAATTAAAAGGCTCCGATTCTATAGAAGAATTTAAAACAAAACAAGTCACTTATGACGTAATGACTGAGTTTAAAAAGGCTGAAGGCAAGTATGTAAAAGTGTCTAAGGTTAAAAAGCCAAAAGCTACAAAAAGAAGCGCAGTAGACTCGCAGAAAAAACAAAAAAGTAAGGTTGTACGTAGTGAAATAGCCAAAGCAGCTATTCCTAAAACTAGACTAAGCCCTGGCGAATCAAGAACAGGGCCCTCGATGTTTTCTTTAGCAGCTTTGATAAACCAAAAGCTACCAGAAACAGTAGAGAAGAACATGGGGCCTCCGGCGCTTACTAATGTAACTGGTAGATTTGCAAATTCAGTACGAGTGACAGATGTAGTTCCTACTGCTCAAGGATTCCCAAGTATAGGGTATACTTACAGAAAAAGTCCTTATCAAACATTTGAAACAGGAAATAAGCAAGGAGACGCTGAACGAGATCCTCGAAAGTTGATAAATCGTTCAATAAGAGAAATTGCAGCAGAGATGGCAATTGGAAGGTTCTACACTAGGAGAGTATAATGACAAATGATGTAAATCGTATTTACTCAACTAAAAGGCTTGGAATTGTAAATGCTCTGGTAGATAAGTTAAAAACTATAAATCAAACAGGTGAGTTTAATACTAATCTGTTTAATAATGTACATCCTCGATTGCAGTTTTGGGATGAAGTAGATGAGTTTCCTGCCGTGCATTTAAATCTCGGCTCAGAAACAAGAGACTACCAAGGCGGAGGATACAAGGATAGATTCTTATCCATAACAGTACGAATATACGTACGAGATGAAAATTCTGTAGAAGCATTAGATGCTGTTATGGAAGATATAGAAACAGTGATTGAAAGTAATTCTCGTTTGCAGTTTACCGACAATCGAGGAAATACGCAACATACACACCAAATTAATATAATCAGTATAAATACTGATGAAGGAGTACTCGAGCCTCTAGGAGTTGGAGAAATACTACTAGAAGTTCGTTACTAGAAACGACTGGCAAGAACAAACGTTCACGTCCTAGTCCTTTCAATATACATAGGAGATAAACTATGGCATTACATTTTAGCCGCAATACTAGAGTGTTCGCAGTGCAGCGAAATACTGCGGATAATGGGGACAATATATGGGAACTTCCAGTACTAGATGGGTTTTCTTTTTCCCAAGCTACGAACGCTTCTGAAATTACTTTAAACGAGATGGAATCGGATTCAGGAAGTAGACGAGCTCGTCAAATGTTCAACGATTCATATGCACCTGCAGACTGGTCTTTTTCAACATACGTTCGTCCAAATACTGCAGGTCATTGTGCAGAAGAGTGTCTATGGGCTAACTTTGTAGCTGCTAACTCTTTTGCAGCTGATGCTACTCCTGCTGACGCAGGTGTTTGGGCTGCGGGCGTATCTGTTTCATCTAACACTCATACTTATGACTTTGATGAGTCAAACAAAGCAGCTCTTGGTACTTTTGACTTGTTCTTTGTACTTGGAGGACAACCCGATACTGACGGCAGCTTTGCTACTGGCGGAGACGTAACTATTTATAAAATTGCAGATTGTGTAAGCAATGAAGTAGGTATTGATTTTGATATTGACGGAATTGCAACGCTTAACTGGTCAGGTTTCGGTAAGATTATTACGGAAGAAGCCAGCCTTGATGCTACTGCTGCGCTTGGTCGTAATACTGGATCCTCTAGCAACTTTATTCGCAACCGTCTCACTACACTGAACTTAGCTTCTGATGTAAGTGGTTCCTCTAAGACATACGCTCTTACTTTGACAGGAGGAAGTATTACTTTCTCAAACAATATTACGTTCCTTACTCCAGAGACTCTTGGAATTGTTAATCAGCCTTTGGGCCACGTGACAGGTACTCGTAGTATTGGAGGCTCTCTTACTTGTTATTTAGATACTGCTAGCGATGCCAGCAGAGATTTGTTTGAAGACTTAATTGGTGCAACCACTACAATTACTAACTCTTTTGATATGGCAATTAACGTCGGAGGAACTGGGGATCTTAGCTTAACTCTAGACATTCCTACTGCTCACCTCGAGATTCCTAGTCATTCAATCGAAGATGTTATTTCTACTGAAATTAATTTCCATGCGCTACCTTCTTCAATTGATGGTACAAATGAGGCTACTGTTATTTACAGAGGATAATAGTTACTACTTACAGCAGAAGGGGCTCCGGCCCCTTTTTTCTTACCTTCAAAAAATAATTCTTGACAAAGCATCCTTGGTGCAGTATACTTGTCTATAAATGTTGGAGCTACTATGACAAATTTTAAAAGAAACAGTAAAGTTTACTTAGTAATGAATGGTCCAAGTTCTAGTAGCATAGCTAACTATCCAACTTCAGGGCTTGTGCATCACTTTACCCTAGAAAACTTAACAGATGGATTAATAGACAAAGTATCCGGGGGAAATACAACAGATACAATAAATTCTGGTCAGATAACTACAGGAGTATCAAGTCCTACGGGAAAAGGTTTTCAAACGACTACTAACACTGCTAGTGTTTTAGTTTTAAGTAGAGAAGAAGCAAATGCTTGGGAAGATGAAAATGATGAGTGGACTCTTTCTATATGGTTTAAAAGCGAAACAACTTCTGCAGGAGGAGACCAAAATAGAATAGTTAGTAGAGATTTAAGTGAAGGTTTTGGTGTTCGTATGAATCAAAGTAACGCAAATAATCCACTACTTCTATTTGGAGAGCCTGGAAACGAAGATTTAGGTATTACAACGCCCAATCAATGGAATCATTTATTACTTACTTTTGATGGTACTCGTATAGAAGCTTTTGTAAATGGAGTATCAAAAGGAACAGAAAACTATACTAGAAGTGACGCAAACCCTACTCCCGGAGGACTGGCTGTATGCGGTAATGTAGAGGACGACGGCCTACAAGGAAACAATGGATTTAAAGGTCACGTATCAGACCTTCGTCTTTGGAACAGAGAACTAACGCAAGCAGAAATAACTGCTGTGTACTCGGATACATCACTTATATATGAATTAGATGTTTTACAAGACTTAAGTTTTGGGCAAACTTTTTCTGAGGAAACAACTTCGGTTAAAACCTTGCACAGCGAAGATTTTTTTGAAGCTTCAACTATTGTAAAAGCAAATCCGGCTGATTTTACTTTTACAACGCCGCTTTTGCAAGAAAACGATAATAAAATTGCATTCTCTAGATTACTAGATTGTGCAACTTTTGATTTATACATACAATCAGACGAAAGTACGTTTCACCTAGATAATTGTGTTTTTACTAATGGTTCTTTTGTAATCGAGCGATCTACAGAACTAAGGTTATCACTTTCTGGGCAAGCGGAAAA